TCATTTTGTGCTATCTATTGGCTAAAGAAGCGTGGTCTTCTTCCCGGACTGACATTCAGTAATGAATTGATTTCTCGTGATGAGGCTCTGCATACAGAATTTGCAGTGGCCATGTATCATAAACTGGAACCATTGGATGCTAAAGTTGTTGAGCGAATTATTCGTGAAGCGGTAGAGCAAGAAGTAGAGTTTATTACAGAAGCCCTACCCTGTTCTCTGATTGGAATGAATGCACGTGATATGACGGTCTATATCCAATTTGTGGCAGACAGACTCGCTGTACAACTAGGAATTCCTAAACTGTACAGTGTTCAAAATCCGTTTGAATTTATGGAATTGATTTCTCTAGAAGGCAAAACTAACTTCTTCGAAAAGAAGGTGTCTGACTATTCTAAGCCCGGTATCGGGATGAGTGCAGCAGATATGGAAGTCAAATTTGATGCTGACTTTTAGATTGAGTTGGGAGGATATCGTGAAGGTACCGTTCTAGGTTTAAAAACTAAACCAGTGGGAAAATTAACTAAGGGACGTCTCAGTAAGGAGATGTTTTTTGTTGAAAAAGAAGCAAGAAAATTTGGTAAGCCGGTAGTGGGAGGAACGTACAAGGATAACCGAGTAATTCCTTTTTGGTGTGGCGTCTGTTCTCGACGCTGAATTGCTTGATACTGTCTATTCAGGATAAACTGAGAGGCGTCGGGAGTCATTTACGTTTAAAGAGAGAACCTTTCTTCTGGACCCCTTAATAAAATGTCTTGGGTTGATATTTCTGTTCTCGTTCTAGCAACTATGGTAGCTGTTCTTGCAGGTATGGTCGGATACATGTACTGGCAACAGAACCGCGTTCTTCTCGCTGTAAGTTCTCTATCATCTTTTGTAGCGTCCCAGTTCGTCAAGTCCGAGCCTGAACCCGAAGATGATCGTGAATCTGTTGAGGAGACTCAAGAAACGAAAGAAGAAGTTGAAGTTGTTGAAGATATTGATGATCTGCAGACAAAGACTACTACAGAACTTCGTGATCTTCTATCCAAGAAAGGTATTCCTTACGGCAAGAGAGATTCTAAATCTGTGTTACTCCAACTTCTAAAAGCATCTGCTTAAGAATAATGGACAGTCCTATTCTTGACTCATTATGTCATGGGAATTCAATTCTAGTGTTTGATTGTGAGTTCTGGCATCTTTTTAACAAAGCAGATGTACATTACCTACCTGAAAAAGATTACTTCTTTGTTCCTCGCGAACTAGGTGGATTCATGTGTGAAAAAGCAAAAGGATGGTCAATCAAAGAGAAATTCTTTGTTACGCTTGATTGTCCTCTGGATGATGTAGCCTTACCTGTATCTCAATTTGCTACTGTCAAACTTGAAACTGCTGCCGAATTGGACCAGATTCAAGAAGAGATTGGAGTTCAATGGGTTGATGCTCATAAATCAGTTTTGGATAAGAAGCAGAAAGCATTATTAAATAAAGCAATTAAACTCTATAAAAACGATCCCAATATTAAAAAACATCATGAACCATTTTCGTGGGTCCGTAAATTTTTGAAAGTATTTTCTGAATCAACAGTTATTGTTAAGGGTACAGGAGATCTTGAGGCCTTACAGAACTTATGTCGTATCAAAGGATTTGACTATCCACAACCTAAAAAACTTATTGATATTGCAGAGTGGAATCCGGTATCTAAACGCTTATGTGGATCTGCTAAATTAGAAAATACGTTTAATTGTATTCAGAGTAAACTGAGTCCTGAAATCCGAAAAGTTCTAGAACATCTTCCTCTAGGCGAGGCTCACGATCCTACTATGGATGCTACCATGACTTTAGTAGTTGCGATGTTTTCTGCCTCCCATCATCGTCGGGGCGGGGTTTAGATTGGTGATGCCCCAATACACTCCGAGAGAGTATAATAGCATCATAGGAATTGCCCATAGACGTGATGTCCAGTTAGGATATTTGGTTACAACCTGATGATAAATTGCCCATCCTAGACAATAGCCAGAAAGAAGGAGGACAATCAAGGCAAAAATACTCATTTATTATGAACAACGTTTTTAGTGTGTACAGACACCTTAAAAATGTTATTTACAAAATTATCTTGCGTTCTTGAGACCTTAAGCGGTCTTGGGAAGACTCTTTAAGCGGTCTTCACGTAGTGGACCTTGAGGAAACTCTGAAGATTTAGGTAAGTCACCTCATCCTTGTCCTTGGTGCGCAGAAGTTTGGCCAGTTTGGTGTCAGGCACAATGCGACGCTTGAACTTGGGGTCAAAGCAGTTGTGCTCCTTCACGTAGGCGGACACGAACTTGGTCACATCAGTCTGAGAGCGCTGGCTCTTGGCTGGTAGACCCATGAAGGTGCACATCTCGTCAGTCAGAAGACGGGGCTTTAGGAAGGCATTGTTCTTGCGACGAGCCTCCCAGATTGCGCGGTCCTCAGGAGATAGAGTGGCAGGATCTACCTTGCGACGACGCTTGGAGTCACGAAGTTCACGCTTTACGGCCTTGGATACCTCAACTAGGTCATGAGATACAGCGGCTAGGCGAGAAGTCAGATCGGACTTCAGAGTCTTCAGGGTCTCCTGTAGAGAGGTCAGAACTGCATCAGCAGTACGAGTCTCAGCCACAGGGGCAGGGGTAGGAGCGGCCACTACAGGCACGACGACGGCTTCTACGACAGGCTTTGCGGTCTTGGCAGTCTTGGCAGGCATCTTGTTTGCTTTAACAGAAGAAGAAGGAGCAGACATTTCTAACGCGGTTATACTTGGTATAATCGTGACCTGTTTAAATCATATTTGTTGGAGGGCGCCGAACATAATGTAAGCAAGAGGAAATTTATTCTTGGTGGTTCGCAAAATATATAAAAGTGTACTCAGAAGTTGAAAAAGAAGAAAATCGGTATGAACATCAGTTACTTGCTTTGTCAAACATGTTTCAATCACAAATAAATGTCTGCGTCTCTGAACTGTTTGAGATTCCAGCATTCTTGCTTCAATGTGTTGATGAGCATTTTCGGTAAAAGAAAGGATAGATGTTCTAGACATATATTCGAATCGAGTGTAGGATACAGGTTCATAGGTTTCATCTTCTAGAATATGTACAAGATCAACCGCTTTCTGATGCAAAGATTGTGGGATCTTAATTGTTCTGCGATACCAGCAAAGATCTTGTAATTCTCGGATTCGTTTACGTGTTCCTCGGGAAAAGGGTTCATTGGTATACGGATTTTTAGGATGTTCTTCTTGCATTAATTTGAATATCGTATCCAGTCCAAACCACCATCGTTTTCCACTTTCCAAAAAAGAAAAGAAGTTCATCGGATGTTGTTTTTCCTTTTCTTCCAGGCTAACTAATTCTTCTTCATTGTGATATCCAGATCGATCAAAGGAATGTTCAGCAAGTTTTAAAAAGTGTCTGACCATCCATCCTCTCCATATTTTTTGAATTTTGGTCGCCGGTTCGTTTTCAGTATCTTCGGGTACCCATATAACCTTACTCTTGCTTTTTGCATGCCTTCCACAAAAGTTGATACCTTTCAATGCTTTTAATGAGCAACGATCCCTAGATAAGCGATTTTTTGTGGCTGAACATTTCATTCTTATCTTAATTGTAGTAGTTTCTTGAAAACGGATTTACACATTCGTTACCAGATAACAGTAAAGTCAGAATGTCTACCAACGCAGTAATTCACGCTAGCAATGCCAATATCAGCGAGGTCTCCTTCACGGAGCCCAAGATTAACAAGCAAGGCGGTAAAGGAGTACAAATGCGCTACGGAGGACAGTCTCTACAACTTCGTCTACCAAGGATTTCCTTTCCTGCTGGTCTAATCCAGCGCGAGGATCCTAATACGAGGAATGTAACGTATACCCTGATCGCTTCCCTCAAGGGTTGTGATCCGTTCGCTCGGGAGCGATCAGATGATCCGGCAATCGGACCTCTGTACAACTTTATGCTAGATCTTCAGGAGAAGATGATTGCATGGGGTACCGAGAACAGCGCCAAACTATTTGGCAAGAAGCGTTCTGAAGAGTCTATCCGAGACAGTTTCAAGAACATGCTCAGCGTGTCTACAGACAAGCAGGGAGATGAGTACGTGCCTAACGGTAAGTATCCTCCTTCTCTGCGTCTCAAGATTCCCGTGTACGACGGTCGCGTCGACATGGATGCAGTGGATGGTTCTATGAATCCATACGCTCTGACTCCCGATTCCCTACAGTCCGTATTTCAAAAGTACGTACAGGCGAATCTAGTCATCACTGGTTCTGTCTACATTATTGGACAGTCCTTTGGTGTCTCTTGGCGAGTCAAGAACAGTCAGGTCTTTCAGCCATCTCGTCAGAGTGCTGCATCGATCTTCACTGCTGAGGAGGAGACTCCTGTTGAGGAGGTTCAGGAGGAAACTCAGGAGACTCCAGCTGAGGAAGCACCTCCTGCCGCTGGTGGCGGTGGAGGACGCAGACGCCGTGCTCAAGCGTAAGCCTAGAGTTCGTAGGAGTGTAGATGACTAAAGAAGAATCTACAAAAAAAGGGTTGGAGGAAACTTCAATTTTTTTCACTGATTTGCACTCAAATCGTGAAAAAGATCTGGTTCCACATTCAGTACATTCCCATGCTTCTGGGATACCGTTGACTACATAATCTGGGGTAACAAGCCTCCCATGTAATTTTAGGAGAACATTACCTACAGAAGCGTCCTGATATGCTTCAGGTGTCATCATAGAATATAAGGTTTCTCCTGCAGTCCACTCTTCTTGCAATAAAGTTCCAAAAGGTGTATCCCGAAACCACAAGGCTTCAAATATAGAAGGATCATCCATATCATGTTCTGCAAGACCTACACGTTGTAAAGAATCATCGTACAACCAGTATACATCCAGATTCCATTTGGTGTACGATCTGTCCACAGCTCCTCGGTACACTTGTTTTCCAGAATATGACCATTCTGAAGCATCGTAATCTTCATCATGTTCTAGAATGTCTGCTGACACATTGGTGTACACTAATTCGGGTCTCAGAATAGAATACATTTGATTAGTTGAAGGAAACTTTTACTTGAACACTGTGCGTAGACAGTTTATCAGATGCACATTGAGAAATTTCATGACGTTTATTCACTTGCTTGGAAGCATGAATACGGGCTTCCATATCTTTATGAATCTCTTCACGATGGGTATACATGTGATCCAGAATACCATCAGAAATAATCCATTGAAAGAAGTTTAGTTGACCTACCGTAGTATCCATATCAGCGAACTTGATTCGGCGGCATCGGCAAAAAGGATCGAACATTTTTTTGC